GGTTTGACGATCTCCTGAGCGAACTGTCTGATGCCCATGTCTTCGGCCACGAATTCCTCAAGGATGACGAGTTGTCCTCTTGAAGTTATCTGTCCGACGATGCAGGCGGGGGTGAGTCCAAAGTCCCAGCCGAGGTAGAGTGGAAGTCCTCTGTTGACTTCGATCTCTTCTTCGGCGGTGTGAATTCTGTCGTTGTATTCTGGGTAGACGGGTTTGCCGTCAGCGGTTGTTCCGTACTGGCCGAGGACGAAGACTTTGATCCAGTCGTCCGTCTTGCCTTTGACCATCTTCAGGTAATACTCATACCCTTGAGGAAGATTGAACACATTCTCCGCTTCTGGATTCGGGTCATACCGGACATCATCGCCCTCTTGGATACGAATGAGACCACCCGGTTGGTTAAAGAATTCCCATCCTTGGGGGGTGTCTTCTTCTGCAATCTTGTAATACCAGTGATCGTCGTCAGGCGGGTTGGTGTCGAGGATGACGCACGGATGTACGGGGCCGCCGCCGTGAGTCTTCGCGGGGTAACGACCGATACGTTGAGTGACCATGTTGAAGACTTCATGCGGAACCTCTGAGGCTTCATTGATCCATGCTCCGGTAAGTTCAAGGGATCGCAGTTTGCCGGTTTCGGAGGCTTTGTCCAAAGCGATGAAGATGACTTCGAGGTCGAGTCCGTTGCCGTCACCACAATCTTTGATCTTCATGTGGGCGGTGATCGGTGCATCCCACCTGATGGGAGCCAGTTCGTCATTGAACCAAGTCTGCCAAGTCTTGATTGTGGTGGACTTGAGTTCGGGGTAGGTATTCCGGATGACTGCCCATCTTGCTTTTCTCCAGCCATTGTGTGGAGTTTGCTTGAGGGAGTGCTTGACGATTTCCATACAACAGGTGGAGGACTTTCCAGAGCCTACTGGCCCTTTGATTCCTCGGACATCAGCCATAGAGTTGTGGAACTCAGCGGCCACTTGTCCGGGCGGGTTGTATTGGATGACGGTCATTCAGGCTTTACGAAGTTTGAACCAATCATGAATGTAACATTCTTCGCATCTGTCTCATGCTTGACGGACGCGAGGTTCGGCAAAGTCTTGTCGAGAAGCATCTCAACGGCTTTAAGCCGAGTGGCCGTCATCTTCGGGCCAGTTGTTTTTCCGAGAGCTAGGTCTTCGAGAACCTGAACCAGCTTGCTTACTTGAATTCTTTCGCGGACAGCAGTGGCGTGTTCTTCCCGAAGTTGCTCCCGACGAGCGCTTACCGCTTCAGTAGATTTTTTTGTTGCCATGTGTTCCCTTGTAGGTTGTTGGTAGCTTGCTCACATAAAGCAGTGTTCGTTAGCTGTGCATACGATGGCGCTCCAAATCGGCGCTAACCCGATCGACATACTACCAACACGGCTGAAGACTGTGCGCTACCCCGAGTGCTCCCGAAGTCAATCTTCATGCGTGTTGATTGTTGGTGGCTCCCATGAAGCAGGGTCTGGGCGCAATACAACAACGAAAAACTCCCAACGGAGCTAAACCGTTTCCACCAACACGAATGAGGACTGGTTGGATTCACCAGCTTAAAAGTGACAATCCTCATACATCTTGAGATGGTTTATCCATCATTGGCATGGAATATACCTACTTGATCCGCAATATGCAACACCCTTTCCAACGATTCCTGTAATCAGAACTGATCTCAGACCCTCCCTCCAGTAGAGTGGGTTATTGGGTTTATGGGTTTATGGGTTGCATCCTGTTTTCAGCTCTGATTTCAGAACTGATTTCAGAGAAATTGAGTATTTTGTAGAAAAATTTAGTAGCGGTGTTTGTATAGACCCCGTGGTTTTTGAGATGAGTGTAAGAAAAATGGACTTGTTCTTGTGTGATACCCATAAGTAGAGGCTCAGGACGCACGTCACGCGACGCACGGCCACGCCACCCCGCTACCCGTCATAGCACCCGCATCGCACGCCGCGCCCGCACAGTCCCTATGGGACAGAGATCGACAGATTCTGTAGCTGAAATGCCAAATAAACGGTGATTTATCCCTCTTTAGAGGGTAATGGGGTGATGATGAGATGGATGGCATGGGGTAAATGTACGTATTTCCTACGGAAACGTGTGTGATTTACTGAAATCTGTTTTCGTCGTATCCAAAAATTCAATTGTTTCAACACCTTGCATAATGCGTATGTTGACTATCCCTACCTATTTATCCCTTATATGAAACCCTGTAAGGGTCGTGTGTGGGATGTCGTGCCAAGGGCTTTTCCGGCTTAACCTTGGCTGTAACCCCAAAACAACACCTATTTTCAACTTTTTTACGTAGTAATACCGGCCAAATCGAAAAAAGTACTTGACACAGCATCAACTTTCTGGTCAACTTCAAATCGTCAATTCGGCAACAAACCGAAAGCAGACTCAGTAAGTGCTAAAGCACTGTGTGGCAGATAGGCCGAGACCCTTCGGGGAGTAAGCAAAACCACAAAGTGACGCATCGAACAAGTCTCTTGACCCCAACGGCGGGATGTAGCGTCGGACTCCGGAGGAGTTGCAAACACGGTGTGAACCGTCAACAAAGCAACTTGGGTCTTTAGACCCCTAGATTCAAATCTAGCGAAGGGCTGGTTTAAGGCTTTGCCTTATGTCCTAGAGGACTCGACTTCATGCAGGTAGCTTCCCTTAAGGAAGAGGTTGCATCGAGCATCGAGATAAATACAGACCTTGGTCTGTCAACACTCACAGAGTTTCAACGGTATGGCAGTCTCTGACTGCTATGCACTGGACGCTCTGTCCAATCTTTAGAGGCTCTGCCTCTATTTCGCAACTCATCGCATTCGAAAGGAAATCCCATGCGTGACCATCTCCTGACTCTCGGCAAAGCCGAAATCATTTGGATTTTTCGACAACTTAACGGCGGTACTGCCGGTTTCAACTTCGACCCAATTCAGAAACCTGAATTGATCGACCGTCTCTTTTTGACCTACTCCGAAGATCAAATCCAATCAGCCATTTCTAATGGCTTTCCTGCCAACTTGACCCCTAAAGGGGTCGCTATCGACGACTTGTCATGGCCGAAGTCAAGAAAGCGATGGACGATAGTCCAGTCGTCAAGATCGAGGTCGTAAGACCTGACGGCTCAGCCCACAAGGTCGAGGGTCACGTCAGACCAGAATTTAAGAAAATTCTGACCAGAGCATCCATCGGTATCAACATTCTGTTGGTCGGCCCTGCCGGATGCGGCAAGACTCACTTAGCTCACCAAGTAGCTGAAGCTCTTGGTAGACCATTTGCTTCGGTGTCTTGTACTGCCGGAATGTCAGAGTCAGCCCTTCAGGGCTGGTTGATTCCCGGCGAAAACAACGGTGCTTTTGAGTATCTGTCCTCTGACTTTGTCAGAATGTATGAGCAGGGCGGTGTCTTTCTGTTCGATGAAATCGACGGCTCAGACAGCAATACCTTGCTGTTCATGAATCAGGCTCTCGCCAATGGATCGTTCTTTTTGCCGATCCGGAAAGGGGCTTCACTGGTCAAACGTCATCCAGACTTTGTCTGTATGGCCGCCGCCAATACCTTCGGTACTGGAGCAAATCAGACTTATGCCGGTCGTGAACGACTCGATGAGTCGACACTGGACAGATTTCGTGCCGGTGTCGTTTCACTGGACTATGACCAGACTTTCGAAAGAAAGTCCGTAGCACCTGACTTGTTGGCTTGGGGTTGGGCGATTCGTAAACGAATCAGCGAGGCACGTCTTCGTCGGGTTATGTCAACTCGATTCCTCCTTGATGCAACTAAGTTGCTCAAGGCCGGTGAGACTGTCGAAGAAATCAAGGCTACCTTCTTTGAAGGTTGGGCATCCGATGAAATCAAGAAAGTAGAGGTCTGAAATGCTCCGCATTTATGATAAATCCAACAATCTGACTACTGTCCTTTGGGACAGTGTGACAGAACCCGAGGCTCTGCTTAAAGCAGAGGGATGGAAACACGAAGCAAATAAGTCCTCTGGACTTAATCACTTCACTAGAAAAGCTGAGACATCATGGCTCGGTGTCCCATCTGTCGATGCTCTCCGCAAGGTCTTAACCAAAGGTTGGAAGGCCGGAGTCGAGCGAATCGAGAAGATTCCCCTTGGGGAATTGCCCGAACCGACAAGCATCCGTCGCCGTCGAGTCCGCGCCGATCAAGGCGACGAGTTGGACATGCAGGCCGTGTACCGTGGTGATATGGGCAGGGCTTGGTCTAGAACCAAGCGACAGAGCAGAAATTCTGTCCGATCTGTCTCGATTGTGATCGACCTTGCCGGAAATGCCGGTGTCTCTTCAGAACAATTGTTCTGGAGAGGTGCATCCGGTCTGCGACTGGCCGACGAATTGACCAAGGCGGGCTACTCTGTAGCCATCTACGGTGCGGCTGGTGCGGCGAACGTATCCAACGAAGGCCATGAGGACTTGGTGCAGTTTGTCGAAATCAAGGCAGAGGATTCTCCTCTGGACATGGACAGATTGGCCGCTCTGACTGGACTGGCTGGGTTCTTTAGAACCTCACTGTTTGCCGGTATCTACTGGTCTTGTGACCAACTCGGTAAGCATGCCGCTGGCGGTCTCGGCCAATCAGATAACACGCTGATTGCCAAAGCAATCAAGCAGATGCCCGCCAACCCTGAACAGCAGGCCGCATGATGGGATGGCAGGGGTAACCCTGCCCCTCTGCCTGTCCATTCAATGAGTGGATAGACAGAGGCATCCCGCCTCACATGAAAGGAACATACATGATTAGCGATCACGTTCACATCACAAAGCACATAGCTTTGTCTCTGACAGCGGATGACTGGGAGCTTTACCACATCGACGGTAGAGAGGATGCCGCCAACTGTTTGAATCAAGCAGTGGCCGTAGCCTTGAACAGATCTGTCCTGAAAAGTCAGGCTAGAACACAAATCGAAGCGGCTCTCAATGAGTACCGTCAATGGGGTGCTGATGACACCGAAGGTCATGCCACGGTGCAACGGATTTGGGATTTGTTCTACAAATAAGGAGCGACTATGAAAACCTACAAAGGAACGGTAGTCTTTCGATATTACCAACAGGTAACTATCGATGCTGAAAACGAAGACCAAGCAAAGCGAATGATGCTTGATGCCCCCTTTATATGCAAGATAAAGGATGGGGAAAGCGAGGTGCTCGATCTCACCGTGGTGAGAGAGAAAGTCGAGTGTCCATGCTGTGACCCATGCAATCCAGAAATGGATGAGCAAGGCCGCCCGTATACATGCTTTGCCTGTGGAAACACTGGCTGGGTCAACGTCGAACCAACAGAAAAGGAACAGATATGAGAGTGAATATTATGTTTGGCTTAGGCCATGTTCATTCGGTGGAGCAGTACATGGAGACCGTCCGCTTATTGCAGTCTGCTATTGCAGAACTCACACAGCACCCCGACCCAATGAAACCTAAGACCGCAATTATTTTGCGAGACACCAACGGTAACCGCGTTGGTGTGATTGACATACTGGAGGACAGATTATGAAAACATCAGAGCGATTCGCTCTGTCACAGTGGCTGACAGACTATCCAGAGGATGCCTCATTCGATGAGATATTGGGCATCATGAAAGACCCCGACAACACATGGCAAGCGGAGGACATCACTGTGTGGGAGGCGGTCGAGACTTTTCCACTCGATCAGGTGGCAGAGTTTATCGAGGACACAAAGCAGAGCTTTGAAAGATTCACCTATGACTTTGAAAGGGCGGAGACATGAAGTATTTCACTCAAGCGCAACTCATTGTTGCGTCCCTACTTGCAGAGAAGAGGGGCTACAACCGACAGATCGAAACAGATTTGCTCTGGAAAAACACGAAGGCCACGGATAAATTCCCTGTGCTTTTCTCGATGCCACATGAGCATGCCGGTGGTGTGCCATGTGATCTCCACATGCGGTGCATCATCGAGATCGATGGTGAATCTGTTCAGATCGACACCGACATGGAACTTTACGAAACACTGGAGGATGTGTGACGTGTGGCTGACCCCACATGAGGTAGTGGGTAGGCTCGTGCTTGTGCTGGCTCTGGCTGGCGTAGGTGCGAACCTATTTGCAAAGCCTGATACACAACTCACGACCGAGCAACTACAAAAGATCGGGAAGCAACGCTCAAAGGACAAAGCGAACGCAAGACTAGAGCGAAAAAAACAAAAACTTAAAAGGAAAAAAGATGACAATGCAAAGCATTCAATTGGCTACTGTAAGCGGTGTGGTATCTATGATTGAGAAGGTCGCTGACCTCGCCATCAAAGATGGCAAGCAAGCACCCGAAGGAATGATGTCTGCGATGGATGCAGTGTGCAATCTACTCGAGGCCAAGGGCAAGGATGACAAACAGATACTCGCTGTGGTTGCCAAGGTAAGACAAGCATGTAACCTGAAGAAAGGAAAGTCCAATGACTCACTCGTCTAAAAGAACCATCACCATCGACGCTGACTATGAACCTCCGTCTGTCAACAGATGGACTCCCGAAGATGACCTAGCGCAAAAACTCTATGCCCCTCATCCAATTGATGAAGAGCATGTAGCTAATGCGTCTTGGTCTGATGACCTGTTCCTTGGTGTGCTACTGATCGTAGTCATGCCGGTTGCAGTATTTGTTCTCCTCGCTTACTGAAAGGAAATCACATGCGAGCTTTTTTAATTGACCCATTCCGTCAAGAAGTTACCGAAGTCGAATACTCCGGAGACTACAAACAGATTTGCAAACTGATTGACGCGGATCTGTTCGACGTTGCTCGACTCAACGCAAAGGGCGATGGCATATTTGTGGATGACGAAGGTCTGTACGCTGAAGATCAGCGGTTCTTTCAACACAAGTTTTACCCCAACCCACTGGCTGGCAAGGGTCTGGTGCTTGG